ATTTTTATAAACCTACAACCGAATTTTGGGACATTACAGATATAGTTGACCATTCAAAAGATATTAATATAATGCCATCTAGTAAAATTGAGGGTAAAATATACAAATATCAATGGATGAAAGACCAAGACTATGATAATAAAAAGTATTTCGGTTACTTCGGTATAGATTACGGGAATCATTGGTACACAGTTCCATCTACGTTTCAAGTAGGCGAGCGAGTTTATCAATTACCATACGCTCAAACAGTACCAACAGATGCTATATTTCCATTCGTTGCACCTAGAATTATAGACGTAGATATTAAAACGGGAATAGTAAAGCCATTTAAAGGCAAACCTAGAACGTATTTATGGAATGGTTTAAAAAGTGGGTCATGGAGGTTAACAGATACCAACACGGCTACCTATTCAGATTTAACAACTTACCCTAGTGTACATCATTTTGATAATTGGGAAAGTCCTAACTTTGATTTGAATTGGGGTATGCCTATACTATTTGATTATGCAGCAACTTCGGTAACTAGTGACAATCTATTCACTAGATATCATGAAAGGTTCGTGAAGGAGATGACGGGACGTGATAGTAAGATAGTGGAACTTTACGCAAAGATATCTGTAAATGATATTAATAGATTAGACTTTAGTAAATCTGTAATGTGGAACGGAGTACTTTATAGACTTAATCAAATAACGGATTTTGATAGCAACGTATCTGAATCTACAAAAATAGAATTAATAAAAATAATACAAGCTAACAACCCCGTAACGGGTACTATAACATGGACGGAATTACCAACCGTAGACATCGAGTTTTCTCCTTCAGATACGGGTACAGATGTTGGTGTTGGTTTTGGAGGGATTGAAGACGCATTAATTTACAGTGATATATTTTTTGGATAATGGACATTAAAAGAAGACAAGTAATTAAAAGAAGTACAGGCGTTGCGACGGTTCCTGTAAGTGCTGATCATAGAAACGGAGACTGGATAGTAACCGATATCTACGAAGGTGAGTTGATGCAAGACATTACCACGGGTTTATTATACACACGTTTAGGAAATGATATACTAGACGCTAACGGAAAGCCTTTAGTGAAAAATTACCGTGCTTTAATATCACAAGTAAGCACAAGCGCGCCAAGTGTAATAGAGTTTGAAAACACTATAGGAGCAATTGTATGGACTAGGTTAGCTGTAGGTAAATATATGGGTACACTAGTGGGAGCTTTTACCATAAACAAAGTAGAATGTTATTGTGGCACTCCAATGGTTACTGATAGGGTTTACAACTTTTATAGAAAGTCAGCTAATGCTATTGAACTATACACTTATGAAGGCGGTGTGTTAACGGATGCAATTATAGATAATTTATCAATTAAAATAACTATTAACTAATGGCTGAAGAAATAGTATTTAAGACCACAGTCGACACAGGCAATAGTGTCTCTGCAATTAATGACGTAGACAAAGCGTTAAAGGAAGTTAATTCGACGGTAAAAAGTAATAGTGTTGATTCTAATAAAGCCTTTGATGACCTTAATGCAAAGGTTGATAGTGGTGAGTTATCAGTAAGGCAATTAAGTAAAGCTGTAAAGGAATACGCTACTATTGCCGTGCAAGCTGGTGAAGATAGTCCAATAGGTCAGGAAGCTATAAGAAGGGCTGGTGAACTTAAAGATAGATTAGGTGACCTTCAAACACAGATTAACGCAAACGCGAATGATGGTCGTAATATGCAAACAGCGCTACAAGTTGGTCAAGGCGTTGCCGCTGGTTATGCAGTTGCACAAGGAGCTATGGCTTTGTTTGGTAACGAGAATAAAGACCTACAAAAAACACTTATAAAACTGCAAGCAATACAAGCTGTTTTAGCTGGACTTGAAGAAATACGCGCTATCTTAGAAAAGGAAAGTTTAGTAAGGTTAAAAGCTACTCAAATATGGAATAAGATAAAGATAGCTAGTGAATACGCTTATACAACTGCAATAGGAACAAGTACTGGAGCGTTAAAGTTAGCACGTTTAGCAATGCTTGCTTTACCTATATTTGCGGTTATAGCTGGTATCACAGCAATCGTGGCTGCTATGGGTGCTTTTAGTGATTCAACTGAAGATGCAGAAGCTAAGCAAAAGAAACTAGATGACGCTTTAGAAGAGACTAATAAAATATTAGAACGACAAAGAGAAAATTACCAAAGAACTTCTGAAATATTATCTGAGCTGTCATCTCAAGAAGTAATAGACGCATTGAATAGAGGTGCGACCGAAAAGGAATTGACTGAAATAAAAAGAAGTGGTGCAAAAGAAAGGTTAGCACTATTAAAAGAAGAATATGATGATTCAACTAAAGAGTATTTAAAAAATACAAAATTAAGTGGGAAACAAGCCGATGCAGCGGAAATAGTATATCGTGCCGCGTATAAAAAATATTCAGATGAAAGAATAAGAATAGACACAGAAGAAGCGCAAGCAAAGTGGGATATAGCAAAAGATGCGAAATCAAAACAAGAAGAAGCTGATAAAAAAAGTCAAGAGAAATCTAAAGAACAACAAAGTAAACGAGACGAGGCGGCTAAACAAAGATTACAGCAAGAACATGAAAGACTTTTAAATCTTAAGAAGTTAGAGAATGATTTTTTGATGGAAATCGAACAAGCTGAAACAGAATACTATAATTCTTTATTAACTCAAAGACAAAAAGATACTCAAGACGTTAACGATTATTATTTTAATCTAATTGCACAAGCTGAAAAATATGGACAAGACACTACTGTATTAAAACAAGCACAAGCTCAAAAACTTTATTTAATAGACAAAGAATTTAAAGATAAACAAATAGCTGACCAAAAAAATGCTTTAAATATACAAGCGCAAAATGAAGAAGATTTTTATACAACTTATCAGGAGACAATAAACACTTCACAAGAAAACGAAGTAACTGCTATAAATGATAAATACTTTTTACTTATTGCAACTGCAAAACAGTACGGACTTGACACCGCAGAACTTGAAAAAAAAAGACAAGAAGACTTAGCAAAGATAGAAGAAACTGCACTACTAAAAAAAATAGATAACGTTAAAAAGTATGCAGACGCTACAATGTCTTCTTTAAATGCTTTAAACGATTTACAAAACCAATTAGACGCTAATAAATTAAAGAATCAAAACTTAACAGAGGCGCAAGTATTAGAGATTAAAAAGAAAGCGTTTAACAGAGACAAGGCCTTAAAGATTGCTAGCGTTTCTATAAATACAGCAGAGGCTATAAGTAAATCCGTTGCTTTAAGTCCAGGAACTTTTGGAGCGCCTTTCTCTATATTCTCAGCGGTCACGGGAATAGCACAGATTGCAGCAATTGCAAGCACTAAATTTGATGGAGGCGGTGGTAATATTGCAGCGCCCCCAACTCCAAATAGTGACACTCAAGGCGCTGGCGGGGGTGGATTCGGTGCGGGTTCTACTAGTGAAGTGTCAAGTGTTGGACTTACAGATAATGCTACAGGAATTAAAGTTACGGTTGTAGATTCTGAGATTAAGGCTGTTATGGACGCTTCAGCTGCTGCTAGTGTATTGTCTACTTTCGGAGGTTAGTGTAAACACTATTTAGAATTAATCTAAATAAAATGTAAATAATTCAATTTTAATTAATAACTTTATATTATGTTACCAATTTATAAGCTTACAATTAACGACAATGATGAGACGGGCGTAGACTATAACGCGTTTGTTGACACTCCAGCCCACCTAAAAGCCTTTATTGCTTTTGATAAATCAATGCCTTATAAGTTTAAAGAAGAGCAAAGAATTGTAACGGGTGTTATGATGAGCGCAAATACTTTGATATACCGTAACAGTCCTGATATTGGAGAACACCAAGTTTTCTTTGACGTTGCTACTATTAAACAAATTGTTTTAAAGTTCTTTAAGAACAGTTTTGGGAACAATGTGAATAAAATGCACAATGAAAACGATAAAGTAAACGGTGCTATAATGCTAGAAAGTTTCTTTATTGATTCAAAGCGTGGTATTAACGCCCCTATCGAATTTAGTAAACAAAATCTACAAGATGGGACTTGGATAGCGTCTTACAAAGTAGAGAATGACCAACTATGGAACGAAGTAAAAAGTGGAAAGTTTCAAGGGTTTAGTGTTGAAGGAATTTTTGATAGAATACAAGTAAATATAAAAACAAATAATAAACAAAAGATGAACAAAAAAGAAGTAAGTGGAAAGTCACTTTTCAATTTGATCTTTGGAAAAAGCAAGTTTGAAGATGTGCCAGTTACAGAAGAAACAGTTTCATCATTTGCGGAGGTTACATCAATAGACGGCACGGTGCTGACTTATGAGGGTGAACTAGCAATTGATGCGCCTATCTTCGTAATTGATGAGAATGGCGATAAGTTGCCAGCTCCAGCATTAGATTATCAATGTGATATCGACGGCAAAACAGTTATAATTTCTGTTAATGAAAGCGGTTTAGTTTCTGCTATCGAAGACGTTATCGTTGAAGATGCTGAGATGAGCGCTGAGATTAAAGACTCAATCCTTGCAGAAGTTGCTGAAGTAATGAAAAGTACTTTAGAAGCTACGTTTGCTAAGATTGAAGAATTGACTTCAGAACTTAAAAAACTTAAAGAAGAAAAAGTGAGCAAGTTTCAAAGTGAAGCTAAAACGGGAGTTAAAGAAGTTGCTAAAATGACAGCAAACGAAATCCTAAAAAATATTAAAAACTAAATTTAAAAATAAATAAAGATGAATAAAATTGGAAAATTGGGTAAAGCCCTTAAAGAAAAATTTGATTACGATGTAGTTGGATTACCAGCATGGACTGACAATACAATGCCTGTAGTAATTACAGACTTGATTAACAACTCTGATTTTTTAAGTTCTTTGACTTTAGAGTCAGATGTTAAAGGAACGAAAGAGATTGCTTTGTTAAATTCAGATGTAACGCTTCAAGCTAAAGTTGCTTGTACTCCTTCTCCTGATGGTTCTGTTATCTTTACAAAAGCTGACCTTACAACTGTACCTTTGTACATGGGTATCGAGTTTTGTAATGAAGACCTTAATGGTAAAATGACTCAAATCTTAAACAAGTTAGGTTTGAAAATGCAAGACGGTCAACTTCCTGCAGACCTTGAAACTGTTTTAGGTGCTTACCTTGGTAAATTGTTACAACGTAAAGCTCAGTTAGTAGTTGTTTCTGGTGACACTTCTTCAATCGACCCTGAACTAGTTTTGATGAATGGTTTACGTCACATCTTAGTTAACGATGCAGATGTATTGACTTACGATGCAGCAGATGCTACAATGACATCTACAAACGCTTATACTCAATTTATCGGAGTACATGATAAAATACCTACTGAATTGTTTGATAACGAAATGACTATCAAATTATATACAGGACGTACTGAAGCTAGAAAATGTATCACAGCTTGGAATACTGCTAATCAATATGATCACGTAGTTGTTACTAATACTAAATCTAGTGTTTCTTTTATCCTTCCTGGAACAAACGTTGAAGTTGTTACTTTGCCAGAGTTAGATGGTAAATCTGAAATTTACGCTATTCCTTTAGATTTAACTTTCTTAGGTGTTGATTCTTTAGATGATATGAATTTTGAAGTTAAGTACGATGCTTATAACGATAAATTGAAAGCTGAAGCTTCATTTAGATTAGGTACTCAAATTGTTTGGGGTCAATACTTTGTTAGACTTCATTTGTTAAACTCTTAATATTACTGAATTATGTGTGAAATCCTAGAAGGAAAGAACGCAGTATGTGATAGCGTAGGCGGTGTAAAAGCCATCTACGCTTGGAATACTGCAGACGCTACAATAACAAAGGCAAATGGTACTATTTCATCTTTATCTTTAGCAGCTGGTAAATATATCCACAAGTTTTTTGTTGAAATGGAGACGTCTAAATTTACAGCCACGAAAATAGGTGATAGAAAAAATCAATCTGTAGCATACGAGCAAACAGGAACTATGATGTTGAGCGGTAATACTGCAACTGATATTGTAAACCTTGAAGCTTTAGAAATCGCTAGAACTACTTTCGCTGTAGAATTGAACGATGGTACTTACGAAGTATTCTACGAAACTAACGGGGCGAGTGTTTCAGGTGTTAGAGATTCTGGACAAGCTTATGAAGATGCAAACGGTAACGTTTTAACTTTATCTGGTAAAGAAAAGAATAGACCTAATAAAATTGCTGCAGGATTAATTACAGCATTGTTAGACCCTGTTTCTTAATTAGAAATAATAAATTAATTAAAACCTTATTGAGAATTAATCTTAATAAGGTTTTTTTTGTATCTTTGAACTATGACAATTTTAATAACGAAATCTAGTTTAAACATTATAGCTTTGACATTGTCAGAACTTGAGGACCAAACACTAGATATTAATTGGCTTTTTAGGTTTACTAAAGACGAAGGTAGACAAGAAATATTTTGCTATTTAAATGATTTAAACGAGTCGACAGCACGTTATAATTTGTTTAATTTATTGGAGGGTGTAGATGCAACGTTTACAAAACTAGGAGATTATACCTATAGAGTTTATCAAATGCCTAACGGTGGTTCTTTAGATTATTCCTTAGGTATTCAATGCGAGATAGGTAAAGTAAGAGTAATAGATAATATTATAGTAGTGCCAGCAAGCTTTGAGCCTACATTAACATCAAATATTTATGGAGGAGAAACAAACAGCTAGAACGTTTAGTACATTTAGAGAGGTTGCAATCATTGACCCCGTTGAAACAGTAGCCAAAGAAGGGTGGGTAAAATGGGGAATCGACAACCTTTACCCTCAATTTTTATGGTCTTTATATGTTAACAGTCCTATTCATGGAGGTATAATCAACTCTAAAAATACTTTTATTTCGGGTGCTGGTTTAAACTATGAAGGTACTGAGAATTGGGATGAGATTAATAAAAACGGACGTTCTAAATATACACTAGACGAACTTGTCGAAATGTACTCACTAGACCAGGAAGTTATTAACGGTTATTATATTAAATGCGTTTATGATTCATTAAATCAAAAGTGGCAATTAGAACACTTAGATTTTGAGTTGATGCGACCTAATGAAAACGGAACTATATACTATTATTCTGAAAATTGGGCAACGTCTAGACAAAATGATAAGACAAAATTCAAAGAATATACTAGCTTTTTTAACCGTACAAGTGAAACAAAAGAATGCGTTTTATTTGTAAAGGCTAAATCTAGACAGTTTATACTAGAAACTAAAAAGCTAACTTCAGGATATTACCCTATTCCATTGTACAGCGGTGGTATTGATTCAATATTGACTGATATAGAGATTAATTTCTTTAGATTATCAGAGGTTGTTAACGGTTATAAGGGTGGGACATTGATATCTTTAAACAATGGTATACCAGAAAGCGAAGAACAAGCTGAAAAGATAGTATATGACCTTAAATTAAACGCTACAGATAAGCGTAAGCAAGGCGGTGTAAGCGTTACTTTCTCAGATGGTAAAGATAG